CAATCATGACTAAATCAAATAGAAAAAAATGAGAAGAAAATAATACAACTTCGTAAAAAAATTGTTGAATTAAAAATTCAAGAACTGAAGTTCTGTGATAAAAAACAGCAATATAAAGAAGGAATTGAGATAGTGGGAGGAAAAGAGGTTTTACGAGGTAGAATATTTTTTAAAGAAAGTTGGATAGATGAAGATTCTAAAGAAGTTGTCGAAATAGAACGGAAACAAATAGTAATGGAAAATAATAAATGGATATTATAAAATTTAGATATGGCAACACTCAAAGCACTGATGACTTCCCTATCCAAACAGGGACTACAAGAACAACGAGGAGAAATCATCTATGATTTCACAAGTGGGCGCACCTGCTCAGCAAAAGAGCTTACAGCGGTTGAAATAGATGAACTTTATTACGAGCTGAACAAAAGAGCTTCGGTAACATCTCAAGAGCTAGACAAAAAGAGAAAAAGACTGATAGCGGCTATCTTCGGGGTATTTGAGAAGATGAACAAAAAACCAAGCGTGGAATATGTGAAAGCTATCGCCTGCCGAGCTGCAAAAGAAGATGATTTTAATAAAATCCCTACTGAGCGGTTAAATAGTCTTTACAACGCCTTTCTGAACGCTCAAAAAGACTTGAATTTTGCCAAAAGGCTCGCCGATAGCCTTGTAGAAGAAACGATTGTTTTAAATTAAGAGAAATGACCAGAGAAGAAACAATCAGCAAAGCGCTGAAATTATTACAGCCTTATGTCGAGCGATACGAACCGAAATTAAAAAAAGCTTGGTGGATAGAACAGGATAATAATGATATGAGTATTGATTTTTGCCCAGATTGTATAGATGAAGCTCTTTATAACCTTAGGGGTGACTATCTTTTGAAACAAAGAAAATTACCAATACATCTTAGGGATAATCCATTTTCTGTATTTAAAAAACATACCTCTGCCTCAAATATGGAAACTGAATATTTTAATAATTGTAATAGTTGTGGAGTGTTATTGGACTATGTAATTCTTCCTTGCTCAGATGAAATAGAAAAAGTTATAGATTATATTACAACAGAGGGGATAGATGATTACATTGGTTATCAAGCGTATTCATTGCTTTATAATGACTGGTTAGAGAGTGATGATTTTACACAGGAAGAAAGTAGAGAATGTAATTTAAAATTAGCAGAATTAGTGTTGAAAATTTTATAAAATGAATATAATAGAGATTTTAAACCAAGATTTAGAAAAAGTTTTAGAGGTAAAAGGCGAAGGCATTTATATTGAAATTAAAGATGGGATACAGTGCATCTGTAAAGATACTTCATGGGAACATTTTGATAGCGATATGATTATTTATACAGTTCCCCGAAACTTTTTCTTAATTGAAAAACAAAAAAATGAAAACGAAAATTAAAATATATGGAAGCCGAACTACACACACCAGAGCTGGAGATATTAGAAAACCTCAACGAAATCACAGGCTCTAAGTTCCGACCAATAAAGAGTAATTTAACCAAGATTAAAGCACTTTTAAAGGCGGAATTTACCCCGCAGGAAATCGTAGAAGTCATCCAGCTGAAAACCATTCAATGGAAGAATAATCCTGCTATGGCAGGTTACCTCTGCCCAACGACTTTGTTCAGAGAAAGCAATTTTGAAAAGTATTATAATGAAGTTCAACAAGTAAAACAAAATCCAAAGTTATATGAGCAATATTTCAAAAGCATTAACAAAATCCGAACCTCCGCAGCCGACAACGCTGATGACCTTACAGAACTATACGGAGAAGAAACAAGCCTTTAATGTACTGGCTAGAATGGAGCAAAACCTTACCATTCGGCAAAGTCTGGAAGATGCACCGCTTGTGATTTATTCGGGCGAAAAAATAGCTACAATAAAACAGATTATCCGAGTGATAGAGTTCTTTTTAGAGGTCACAGGAAATAAGCTGGAAACCTACCAAATCCAAGTATTAGCAGGAGATTTGTACGAGAAATTCAGCCATGAAACTTTTGATGATATTGTTCTCATGTTCAAAATGGCACGAAGAGGGGAATTTGGAAAGGTCTATAAGTTTGATACTATGCTGGTAATGGACTGGGCAGGGCAATATCTAGAACGAAAAACAGATGAAAGGGAGAAGCTGGTAAGAAGCAGACCGCCTCAAGAACAAGAAGAAAAAAAGGAAGATGCACCGCTAAAATATTTTCATGAGTTATCGGAGGAAATGCAGGAGAAGTTCGCTAAAATCGGTCAGAATTCTACAAAAATGCCAGTATTCCTACCAAAGAAAGCAACCGAAGAAATGAGCCAAGAAAAGCATCGCCGAGAAATTCAAAAAACAATGGAAAAAGAAAACAAACTATGATACGGATAAAAGAGGAACAAGGCATCATCACGATGTATACCAAAGCAGAGATGTCCCAAGCACAGATTATCAAGTTCCTGCAAGACCAAGGATACGAAGTTAAGGGTTACTACCTAAACCTTCCTGCTCAAGAAGGACTCCTTGTCAGTGAACCAGCTGTCTCACGATGGACATTCACAGCCACGAAAGAGGGCGAAAAACAAAGTGACAAAAACATTTATACTGATGTTTTTGAGCGTGAAATGAAGCGCTTTTTCAGAGAGTTTTCTAAAACATAACTGTTTTTTTTTATATTATATTTTATTTTTTGGCCGCCTGCATTTGTAGGCGGTTTTTTTATTCTGATACTCGCTAAAAATCTATTTGCAGGACTGCAAAATGCTTATTATCTTTGCGATATGGGAGTTAGAGTTCAAGACATAGGCAGAAAAAGGAATCTATTACGGCGATACAAAGCTGTAATGGAGGAATTTAATAAATATGACTGCCGAATTATCCCTATTACTGTAATTCATAGGGAGTATATCTATCCTAAGTTTCATATCTCCAGAGACACACTATATCGAATCCTTAGTACACCTATCGATGAAGAATTAGAGAAGGTAACGCTACCTTCCCTATTTGATTAAACATTGTGTGCTTCAAAATCATAGATAACAGCATATTCCTGCACTCCATCATCTCGCTGGGTTCTGCCAAATGAGGAGCGGAGCATTTTCCCACAATTATTATCAGGAGAAAAACCATGCAGTTTTTTATGTATTTTTTCCACCAAATCAAAAACAGCCCAAGCGTTGTCTTTTTGTGTCTGTGGGGCTAAATAGCTAGTGTTAGTCAGTTTCATATTAGCAAGTGTGATTTTTACCGAAAACAAGCCATTTTGCCTATCTTTAGGGTGTTTAGTTGCATCTTTAGAGATGTTAGAAAACTGCCCACTCTGAATATCTATGAGACAACAAGGCCATTTTACAGGCATATTTGGGGAATAGTAGTCTATCTGTCCCCAGTCTTCGTCAATATAGCGAAGTTCTGAGATTTCTGCCAATCGGTTCTGAATGTTAATTAAAATCTGTTTCATCGTAAATTGTTTTTCTTTTCCATATTTTTCATGAGAGCATCCATTTCTTTTTTCAGCTCTCCAAAATTATGATTGATAACTTCTTTAATGTGCTTGTCCACCTGTGGGTGGCTTCCTATAAATTGTCTTTTTTCTATCTTTATGATGCTTCCAATAGGTTTTAATGCGAGGGCTTTCCATTGTTCTGCTTCTATTGATAGTTTTTTGTTTCGGGCTGAACTAGAAGCCTCTCCGTTTTTCTTTTTAGTCGTAGCACTAGAGGTTTGGTAATATTTTGCCCAGAAAAACTTGCGCATCTGCGGAGTCACACGGATTTCTCCTCCATTGTTGTGTATATCAGCATAAGGAAGAGAGGAACTCCATATGATACCATTGCTGGTTACTTTGGGGCTGAGTAGTGATTTTCTAAGTCTTCCCGTGCGCATCATCAGAGAGCCTCTATGATAGGTTAATTTAGTAGCTGGCCATTTTTCATCAAAAAAGGCTTTTCGCTCAAAGTTTCGGTCAAACTCCTCACCAAGTTTTACCTTTATATCAGTAAGAGTTTGTGTTAAAAAATCTTTTGGAGTCATTTTTAAATCATTTTTAAAGGTGTTTTAAAATTTATTTGTAACTTTGTAGCATAAATCAGTTTTGTTATGACTGAAAAGATATTCATATCAGCAAGATTCTTTACTCAAGAGGAACTCCAAGAGTTCAAAAAAAGGCATGGTTACGAAGTAACTGAGATTTCTTATGCTTGTAACAAAGAAATAGACTTTTCTCAACCAGAAGAAAAAGAATTTTTGATGAGAGAAGGTTTTCCTATGATTTTAGCACGCTTTTTTGCTTAATCTGTTTCTACTATAAATTTTATTTTTTCGTTTTCTTCTAAAATATCGATAAGATTCATTTTTTGATTTCTTCCTAAGATAATTTCACTCTCTTCAAAATTAGATGTAACAATAGCTTTTGTTCCTTTTTTAGCTCTAATCTCTAAATGAATAGGTCTGCTCTTAAATGCATTTTCTGTTTTAATAGCAGATACAGATGTAAATCCTTTATCAGAATATGATGCTATATTTGTTCGCTTAATTTCGTCTATGGTTTCTGAAATATTCTTGCTTGGTACTACTCCAAAAGTAGCTTCTATAAAATCGTTCCTTACATTTCTATAAAATATATAATTGTCTTTCAATTTGTTAGTATTTATCAAACTATCTAGAGCATCTACTATTTTTTTATCATGGTCGGAAAGAGGTTTATCGGTTCTTAACCTCTCATTGATAAAGAACGAGTTTGCTGTTGCTACATAACCATCATTCATGATAATTTCTTCATTTTTAGTGTTAATATTCTGGTTTTTATACATAGTTTCCAACTCCTGTATAGAAACTTTTTTATAATCAATCTGTTGTTTTAATGTTTTTTCTGCTTGTTCAGCTCCCACCACTTTATTGTAAGCGTTGTTAGGGGGAAAAACTTTTTTTTCTGCACCTGGATTAAAGCGGAACATCTGAAGTTTGTTTTTTCCATTAGGTGCAATATGAGTGGTTGCTTTCTCTCCTAATTCCTTTGCTTTTTTGCTGTCACTCAGTGTGTTTTCTCTTGCCAGCACTTCCACAGCGACACAACGACACCTCCAGCCGTTAGGTGGATAGTACTCCGTCCAGAAAGCATCATCCTTTGGCAGACAGATTCCATTCAGTACAGCATGGTTTGCTCTTACTCGTTCATCTCCTGCGGTTCGGTATTCCAGCCAGTATCGGCTGGTATTTTCTTGGAGATTAGCCCAGTTTGCTGCGCTTTGGGCAGAATGTACTGCAAACTGATACTCAGCTTCTAAGTAGTGGCGGTTATACTGCTCATTGAGTTTTAAAATCTTCTGCTCAAACCTGTCATAAGGAACTATATTTCCGCTTTCATCTTTTAGATAACTTCTTGCTTCTGTGAGCTGTGTATGGGTTTTCAGTCCAGAAAAAATAAAAACATCTTTCTCTAGATAATCTCTCATTTCCTGTGGTACTTCGTGCGGAACAGCGGAAGAAAAAATCTCAGCGGTATGTTCTACAACAGCACGAAACTCAGGAACATTCATAAGATCATCAGGTTTGTAGCTTTTTCGAGAATAAAGAACATCAAAAGCCTTTTGAGTAATATTCAAAAGTTCATTTATAGGCTCTTCGTCCATTGAAAGCTGTATATATCCAGCGTTTCTGCATGTTTCACAATCACAATGCGCATATTGTCCAGAAAGGGTATCATGTAGCGCCCCAAAGTATAGTTTGGGGCTTATCCGAAAAAATCTAATCCTAAATTTTGTGAGTTAGCCGCTCTATCTCCTTGTACTTCTACTCCGAATTTATCTTTTATCCATTCATCAGGGATGTTTTTATAAGGCATTAAATCAACGGTTCTTTTCCATAGCTCGCTCAGATCTTCCACTTGGTCGTATTGAAAAATCAATCCATCTTCTGGAAGAACCCCGATGGCATAGAGAGCAGACAAAACCTTTTCGTTCATATACTGCTCTACAAGGGTCTGGTCTGCATTTACTAAATCTTGCAGTGTTTCCTGTGAGCTTTCCTCCTTACCTTTACTTCCGTATTTGGTATCCTGCCCAATAATAGCTCCAGAAATGAGCAGAGAGATGTTATCCCTACATAGTTTAATTAGTCCGTTATAAACTTCTCCTGTTGAGGGAACCCCATTACTTGCCCATTCAAAGGTTTCGCTTTCATCGATAATGAACCACGCTGCCGCTCCCATATCAGTCATCATTTTTTCAGCACGATTAAGGGCGGCTCTGTCTCTGGTGTTGGTTTTCATTACTCTTGGCGGAATACCATAAATCTCGCAGAGTTCTGACCAGCAAGACTGGGCAAACCTTGAAAATAAGATATGCGGAATTGCTTTATTTATCAGCCCTAAATCTCCCACAGTTCCAAAATCTAAAAGCCAAGTACCATATTCAGGTGCGTTAATGTAATCAAGTCCTTTTTCATCGGTATAGTCTTTTAAAATAATTCCTTTTTGTGGAATCACATTTTGGCGAGGCACAAGAGTAATCAGAGGTGTAGAGAGTTCTCCCGCTGACAGCTCTTCATTCTCTTTTCGGTTCAGCTCAATAAGGGTATATCCCATATAAATACTATCTAGAATATGCTCTATAATAGTATTGAACCAAACAGATTTTTGTAGTTTATCCGTTAGTTCTTCATGGGTTTCTCCACTTGCTTTTTTAATCACGAAATCAGCAGAAATAGTCTTTAGTTTTCTGTTTTGAATTTGTGAAGTCAAGTGAGCGTCAAGGCTCATGTCCTTTACTAAATTATAGTAAGGGAACATCTTTGGATAATCTATGTTTTCCGCATTAGAAAGTGCGTTTTTCCATACCAATACATCAGAACGAGTACGAGCTATTGCTTTAGGTACGATGTTCCGTGTAGGTTGCAGACTATTAGTCCCTGCTTTGTTAGTATGACTTTTAGTATTCTTCTTTTTCATTTTTTTAGGGATTACTCATGATTAAACTTTCTTCTTGAACCAAATACAAAAGGCTCTTCGTTGGAATTAGAGGTATTAGTGTTCCCGCTCTCCTTAATAAGAGGGAGGTTTCCGAGAGATACTTCGCCTTTGTTTAGTTTTTTAAGCCACTCAATAGCTCTATCGTAGCGTTCTTTTGCCCAGTCATGGAGCATATCTGGGTGAGCAAGAGTGATAAAGTGCCACACTGCTACATTAACAACAATATTCAAAATAAGCGGATTTCTTTCTGTTCCTGTGGCAGAGAAAATCTTGTCCACATCATAGCGTAGTCTTCCGTCCAGATATTCTTTTTTAGCATTGGTATAGAAGTATGATTTGACCTCCTCTTCGGCGGCAGCAATAGCTCTTAAAATAATATCCTCATCTCCTTCTGATATCTGCTGTGTCTGGTATTGGTATAGATTTGTTTTTAAATCTTCTGGGGTTGCGTACATTGTTTTAAAGGTTTAGTAATGATTATTGACTCTTGCTCCAAAGGCATAAGTATTAGATGTTTTTCTTGCTCTCGTGGAAAGCCACTTGAATGCTCCATGCACAGCATCTGGTCCGTCATCATGAGCTTGGCTTCCTTTCTCGAATGCTAGAAACTGGTCTATGAGGGTCTGCATATCGGAATTATGCTGTTCAGAATTAAAAAAGACATTTTTCCGCTCAAAATACCCCGAGAGGCTTTCTATCCTGCTGTATTTATCAGATTTAGGGCGTTTGTCTGCTACTACAGGGATATAATAACCTCGTTTCTCTCCTTCTAAATCAAAATCAGAGGTAAATTCATCCATCGCAAAAAGTCCCTCAATCATATAGCGGATATTGAACTTGTCAAGTCCAAATTTCTCATATTGGTCATAGAGCCACTGGGCACAATGGGCTCGGCTTTTTTGCTGCATGTAAGCCAATAGTATATGATATTCTTTACCTTTCATACCAACCAAGATAAGCGCTTTGTAATCGGCGTTTTCTTTATAAGAAAGGTCTCCGTAAAAACATAAATTATCGTATTCTCTCAATGGGAGGGCTTTTTTGTACTGTATATCTTCATACTTGAATATGGCTCCATCCTCGATATGGGTATGCATATATTCCCGCATAAAAGAGCGGTAGGGTGTTTTATGAAACTTATTTTTCCAATATGAAGCAGAGGATTTCTCTGGCCATTCAGGTTCAAAGGTTTTCAAATCTTTAACAGCACAGACCGAAAGCACCTCAAAATGAGTGTTGTCCTCTGCAAAGCTCCCCATATCGATAATTTCTCCCTCTTCATTCTCTATACTTGTGTTTTCTATAACAGCCTTAAAATAAAGCTTCAATCGGTTAGTGATAGAGTTTTTATGAAAGTTGTTATTTGCATAAATAAATCGTTCTATGGCGTTTTCATCAGCATCAAAAGTTCCCCAAATATCTTCAGTGATGAAATCCACACTTTCTCGCATGATACGGTCATTATTGACTGATTTCTTACTGTCTACATCATCTACTACGATATAATCGGGTCTGTCTGCCTCCTCTCTCGCTCCTCTGGGGTTCTGCCCAAATCCAATAGACATAAACCTCACTCCATCTGTGGTAGCAAAATCGCCATCAGCCCAGTTTCCAGCAGAAAATTTATCTCCGTAATCGTTTTTAAATCTATTGTTAAACTGAAGCTGTGCTTGGATAGAAGAAAGTAGTTTTTTGGCTTTGATTTCTGTTTCTCCCACCAAGAGCATAAAACGGAGTTCTTCTTTGACTAAATAAAGATAGAGCGGTATTCCCATATCAATATGCACGGATTTACCCGCTGAACGGAACATCTCTGCTAGTAGCCTCAGTCGTTTATTCTTGATGACAATTTTTGCTAATTTAGCATGAAACCAAGCTGATTTTTTCTTCGCATAATTCGGAAAATAATACTCAAACCAACAGATATAATCTTTTTCTAATCTCCTTATCCTGTCTGTTTTTTCTTTGGCGGTTTCATGGATATTGATAGAGGTTGCCTTGGCGATACGAAGGCAGTGTTTGTCGTAATCCTGTAAGAGTTTGATGTATTTTTTATCCATTGATTTCTATACTTATACGGTGTTGAAGGAATTGCTTGTGATACTGTGTACATTGCGCAGCAAAGGCTGGGTCTACCTCTGAAATAAAGTTATCCAGGTCTTTTAAAATACGATGCACTACCACGGGGTCTGCCTGCTTGTCACAACGGTCTAAGGCTTTCATAAGTTTTTCTACACCCGTTGCAGAGAAGGTGGGACCCCCGCCGTTAATAATACGCAGGGTCTCCTGCTGGAGTTTCTGTTTGATTACCGTAGGGGAAGCATGAAAATTCATGCGTTTTTCCTCCCAGTTATATTTTTGAACCCAGCGGCTTATGGTCAGCTCTGTAACTTTATAAAGGGTAGCAACCTCCTTTTGCGAGGCTTCCATGTTTTCTATATAGTAAGCTTCTGCTTTAAGTCTTATGCTGTCTTTTTTTGTCGCCATCTTTTAATGTTTTTACACGCAAAATTCCCTCTATTTCTCTGCTGAAAAAAAGAAAAGTCCAAAGGTTGGACACATTCGTATTTTGTTTATACAGAGTTGTTTACTCATCAGACAACTTCTTTTTTTTCATAGATAAAGCCCCCAAATTTGCCTCGTTAAAACTCAAATAAAAATGCCAAGATTCATACTTAATGATGAAAATGTAACGAACTCCTATGGGTTCAAGATTAAAACAGCAGGGATATACCTTAAAAGATTTGAGGCTAATCCTGTGATGCTTGACGGACACAACCCTTCTAATCACGCTGTTATTGGAAAATGGATAAAGATAAAGGTGGAGGATGGAAAACTTTCTGCTGATACGGACTTTGATATGGAGGATGAAAACGCTAAAACTATAGCAGGAAAAGTAGAAAGAGGAATAATCAAAGGCGCCAGTATGGGGATTTCTTTCAGTAAAAAAGATTTCTCCTATCAAGATGGAGAGCTTGTTTTAGAAAAATGTAGTCTGCATGAGGCTTCTATTGTTGCTATTCCAAGTAATGCGGGAGCATTAAGACTAATGATGGACGGAGAGGAAATCTCTGAAACCGATATGAAAGCCCTGTGTCTTTCAATAGCACAGAATCAAGAAGATTTTAAACCTAAATTTAATAATAAAATGAAATTAAAATTGTCACAATTAGCCTTTATCGCATTGGGATTTGATGGCCAGACAGAAGAGGCGGAGCAAGAGCAGATCAATACAGCAGTGTTGAAACTGCAGGAGGAGAAAAACAATCTAAAAGCACAATTAGCTTTATCGGAAGAGAAAGTAAATGCTTTTGTAGAGAAAGAAAAAGAAGCCAAACTCGCAGCAACAAATAAGATGCTGGATGAGGCGGTTGCCAGCGGAAAAATTACAGCAGACAAGCGCCAGACCTTTGCTGACCTTGCAGCACAGAATTTTGATTTAGCTAAATCAACCTTAGACTCCCTGCCAGCAAAACAAAATTTCAGCGCAGGAGTAAAGACACCAGCAGGAACTAGCGCTGTGGCTACAATGGAGGATTTCCAAAAATTGAGCCTTGACGAACAACTTGCTTTTAAAGCAGCAAACCCAGATGCTTATAAAGAGCTTTTAAAAACCTTTTAATTATTGTTTAATCATTTAAAAAAAGAAAAGAAATGCCAAAGAATTTTCCAGAAATATGGGAAAGTCGAGTAAGACAAACCCTTGAAAACGGAGCAACAGCAGACTTCTTGGATGGAGTCAGCGAATTAGACGGAGATGTAAGCGAAATGGGAGAAGAGAATATCATTCATATTCCTACTTCTGAGTTTAATCCCGAAGTTTTGATCAACAACCAAACTTACCCTATCGCGGTGCAGGATTTCACTGATGACACGGTAATTGTGAAGTTGGACAAATACCAAACTAAAGCTACAAAAGTAACGGATGACCAGATTATTGGGGCTTCTTATGACAAGATAGATGCAGTGACTAAATCACACACCAACTCTATCAATGCAAAGAAATACAAGAAAGCCCTTCACGCCCTAGCTCCTGATACTGACGCAGCAAAAACACCTGTATTACAGCTAGCAGGAGCGGAGTGTACCTACGAGGATTTGGTAGCACTGAAAGACAAGTGTGATGAACTTGAATGGCCAGAAGAAGGGCGAAGATTAGTGCTTTGTAATAAGCATTGGAATGCTCTTTTAAAGGACAGAAAGAACTTCGGTGATCAGCTTATCAATTATAAAAATGGAGAGCTTTCTCCTGTAATTGCAGGCTTTGAAATCAAGAAGTACATCGCGAGTCCTCATTATGCAGGAACTACCAAAAAACCTTTCGGATCAGTACCAGCAAGCGGTGATAAACCAGCTTCTGTATGCTTCGTGGTAGATAATGTCAGAAAGAAAACAGGGCTTACTAAACAGTATTTTTCTGAAGCAGGTAAAAGCCCAGAGAACCAAGCAAACCTTCTTAACTATAGACACTATTTCATTGCGGTGCCTTTAGGGAAGAAATATGTTGCTGCATTAGTGTAGGTTAAAACCAATAATAATGAGAGAAATAAAGTATTTAGCCGTGCATTGTACGGCAACGCCACAGACGACATCTGTAGAGAGCATTAAGCATTAT